ACCCTAGCTGATGTTGTTACAGAAATACAATTTGAAAACTTTTTAGAGAATCCAATAGAAGTATTAGTAGATTTTGACACTATTGACATTACAACTATTGGTGATGATATGACACAAGACCAAAGAGAAAAAGCACAAGAAGTTGTAGTCCCAGTTATTTTGACTAGAATAGCTACTATGGCGGCTTTCGTATTTAGGAAAACATTATGATTAAAAAAATATGGAATTGGTTTATAGAGATAATTAAAGAAACATTAAATTTGTCATGGACACTTGTAGGTCTTGTCATTGCTACGTTAACACTTACTGGTTCAGCACAACAAATTACAGGATTAGCTACTATAATTACATTAGCTGTATGGTTATTAACCATAGGCTTTAGAAAAGATAAACCACAAGGTGGTACAAAGAAAGTTAGTAGATAATGTGTATGGTTAAAACTAAAGAAGACGGTTCATTTGTACAAATATGTGATTGCAAATACGGTAATTGTAAGGAGATATAATGTCACACGAAGCTAGAAGAGCATCAATGTTAAAAAAATATGGACTTAGCGGTGTAAACAAACCTAAACGTACACCTAGTCATAAGACTAAATCACATATGGTATTAGCACAAGAAGGCCACGAACTTAAATTAATTAGATTTGGTGAACAAGGTGCAAAAACTGCAGGAAAAAAACAAGATGCTAAATCTAAAGCAAAGCGTAAATCTTTTAAAGCTAGACATGCTTCTAATATTAAAAAAGGAAAAATGTCTGCAGCTTATTGGGCAGATAAGGTTAAGTGGTAAAATGGCTAAAACAGTTAGTTGGAAGTGGGGTGGCAAAACATATAAGGGTACAGTAATTAGAACTACTAAAACTCATATATTTGCTAGAACACACAATGGTAAAGTTAAAAAGATTAAGAAAACATAATGGCGTTACCTGGAGCATACGTTGTCAATAGCCCTGAGTCTGGAAAGTACTGCAATAATTGTTTGCATTACAGTAATAATTATTGTACTAAATTTAATGAAGAAGTAGCACCATATGGTTGGTGTAAAGTATGGAAAGGATATGAAATATGAAGTATGAAGTATTAAGAATTAGTAGTGGTAAAGACTCTACATCAGGAATGTTATTTGAAATTGTAAATAATAAACGTACATTTTTAGCATATACATTAGAAGACGAACAACGTGATGTAAAAGTCTGGGGTGAAACACGTATACCTGCTGGTACATATAAACTTAAACTACGTACTGAAGGTGGATTTCATAATAGATATAAAACTAAATACGCTTCTATGCATAAAGGTATGATATGGGTACAAGATGTACCAGGTTTTGAATACATACTATGGCATACAGGTAATACTGATGAGCATACAGCAGGTTGTTTAATACTGGGTAACACACAAACTAATAATCGTATAGCTAAAGATGGGTTTATTGGTAGCAGTGTTGATGCATACAAGTTTGTATATCCACGTGTAGCTTCAGCTATAGAATCTGGACAAGATGTTGAAGTTACATACATAGATTATGATGGAAATATTAAAGAATTATCTAACAAATCTACTGATGATGTAGTGCTTACAAGCACTGTTATGGAAAAATTGCAAGAGATAAGTGGCGAAGTTCAAACTTTGTCTGCTAAACTAGACCGCAGGAGAATTACATGATAGGTAAATTTAAAAAAGGTTCAGCTAGTATTTATGATGATGTTAGTGGTTTAGGTGAAGGATATGAAGAAGGTCCTGATTTAACACCTACAGGTGGTGAAGACTATGACCCTTTAGCTAAAGCTACTAAAAGTGAAAGACAACGTCAGATATTAAATATGATTGACAATAAACCTAATACTTTTTTAGATGAATTGCCTAATAGTATTTCTTCAGGTGGACAAGACTTTAGTCAAGTAATTCCTTATGGTCCTAAAGAAAGCAGTGATTATCCAGCTGAATGGGAACGTGTAGCTTTTGAAACAGAACAAAGTAAACAATTATCTTCTAGACAAATGGAGTTAGACACATTAAAAAAGATGGCGTCTAATGTTGATGCAAGTTTAGTAGACGAACCTATGACTGTATCAAGAAATCCAAAACCAATTGTATCTACAGGAGACCCTGTATTAGATAAAATTAGAAAAGAAAATGCACAATTAGATTTTGAATATGAAACTAAAAAAAATATGCGTACAGGTGGAGGTAAAGAACTTATAACTAATCCTGAATTTTTTAATCCAGATGGTACTGCTAAAACATACAGAGCGTATTACGAAGAAAAAATTATAGATTTAGAACTTGATATTGAAATGGAAAAACAAGTTATGGGTGATTCTTATGAAAAAATTTCTAGAGGTGCTGCATATGATTTAGCTACAAAAGGTATGAATTTAGATGACATTGATAAACATTTAGCTACAGAACTATCAGACAAAGAAGCAAAGATTAAAACATCTAAATCATCTACATTACCTATAACCTCTGTAGGAGATAGAGGAAAACCTAAAGATGCAACATATGAAGAAGGTGATATAGGTAGACCTAGACAAGATTTAGGTGCGCCATTAAATCAAGTATCTAAAGGTACTGCAGAAACTGGTGATATATTTTCAGGTAAAGGTACCTATATGAGATTTGATAAAGACATTGAAAAAGCTGGTGTAAAAGAACATTTTAAAAATGTAGCTAAGAAAAATTTTCAAAGTGCTTTAGATAAAGAAATAGCTTTAGTTACTGATGGTTTTAAACCTAGCAAAAAATCTAAAAAATCTATTCCTGAACAAATAGAAACTAAAGCTAGAGCTAATTTAAATGCAAAAGATATTACAGAAGCTAAACTTGTTACTAAATATACTGTAGATTTTTACAATAGTCCTCAAGGTAAAGCAAGATTTAGTGTTGGTCCACAATCAGACATAGTAAAAGCAAAAAGATATTCAGCTGGTGTTAAAGATACAAGTTTAAGATTAGAAGGTGTAGATGTACAACCAGGAACAGCTAACAAAACATATGCTCCTGAAGTTACACCAAACTATAGATATTCTACAACAGGAATTGAAGGTGTAGGTGTACAACCTACTCCTAAAGTAGAAACTTCTGGTTTACCTCCTATTGCAGAGGACCGTTCACGTAAAGTATTTAAAAGTAAATATGCTAGTGGTACTGTAAAAGGTAAAGAAAAAACAATTGTTGATTTACCAGGTGAAGATATAAAAAATACTGATGCATACAATAAAGCTTACAGTAAAGCAATAGCGTCAGGATTAGACGACATAGCTGCAGTAGCATTTGCGGCAAAAGCTGCTAAAAATATTAAGAAAATTATAGGTAAAACTAATATATTAAATATACCTATGCTGACAAAAGGTGCAGCAGATGATATAATGGAGAAGTTCTACCCAGGTAGAAGACCAGGTGGGTATTAATATTTTTAAGAAATTAAAAAGAAAACGTAACCAAGATGGTACATTTAAAAAGGATGTAGCGTGGACACCTTGGAATGAAGCATGGAGTTATAAGATGAGTGATGAACTTAAAGATATGATAGAGAGAGCCGTATGGACTTTCATTGAAGCATTCATAGGTGCGTTAACAGTTGCACCATTAGTAGGTGTAGAAGCTGAGACATTACAACTAGCTGCGTTAGCAGGTGGTGGTGCTGCATTAGCTGTCGTCAAGACTTACGCTAAGAAACAGATTAGTAAATAATGCCTGGATTTAAAAACGTTGGAAGTCCTAAGTTTTTAGGTGCTGGTTTAGGTGGATACCGTGGTGATACATTATCTAAAGATACTGCTGATAGTGTTGCTAAAGAATACACTAAAGGTTATGTAGGAGGTAATGCTTGGAATTTGTCAATACCTGTATGGGAAGATAGAAATCGTGTTAATAATGGAACAAAGTTAAATCCGTAATGGCTAGAACACGTAAACCTAAACCACCTAAAAATCCATACGCTGGTATGAATAAAGGTGTATATGATAAACTTGATAGTGCAGACCAAAAAGCTTATAAGAAGTCTCTTTATAGTGGATATATACAAAAATTTAAAGGGTTTAAGAATATACATAAAGGCGATAGACCACTGCCAAGACAACCATATGACATTCAAAGTAGAGGTGCATCAAAACAAAAAGTTGACCCTAATGGATTTATAGGTTCTGGTTTAGCTGGACTAGGTCAAAATGAATTAAAAAAACGTGTTGAACAACACAATGCATTAGCAAATAAAGCATTTGAACAAGCAGGTGGCGGTCAAAAAGAAACCTTAACTGCTGCAGATGTTTCTAATGTGTACCGTGGTATTCAATTAAAGAACCGTGCTAAAGCTATGGAAGCTTTAAATGACCCAAAGATTTTTAGAAATAAAAAATAATATTAACGTCATTAGTTGCTATTAAAATTTCTATTTAAAAAACCTTTTAACAAATCACGATAAGCTACGCTAGTTCCCACCCGTTGCCGTCCATCATAAATATCATGGTGGTGCTTACATAGAATAGCTACATTATTTATATCAAACTTTCTTTTCTTATTACCACCCATACCTATACCTTGTATATGTGCTAATTCCAGCCACTTGTTATCGTTACAGTAAGCCCATTCACAGCGTCCCCCTGCACGCTGCATGGCTTCTTCACGTATTTCTGACAGCCCTGTCATACTGTAAAGTATTCTCCTTCAGGCAGTTCCCATGTCTTCATAACGTCCATCCATCTGAACTTATCGGGATTGCCTGGATATATACAATGTGATATCTTCATAAATAATAATTTACTAATCTTATCTTTTACATAATGTAACTTACTTTCATTATATGACATTAGTTTCTCTATGTAATCTAGTGTACGTTGTGTTACTTCACCAGGTAATCCTTTCTTTGCTGGAGGTCGCATCTCATGTTGTATGTTAACTGTTTCTCCGTGTGCTACATGTACACTTCTAGGACAGAGATTAGATTTACGTATAGTACTTATGTCATGAGTTAATTTAATTTCTAATTGTAAAGATTTTCTGTCAAGATTAAATGAAACATAGATAGGTTTACCTTTATCTGTAGTTCCTAGTAATCTTTTTCCTCCAAATTTTGTAGCTTTACTAGCTATAGTTTCTTTATCTTTTAACCATGCAATAAAATTTAATCTGGAATCTCTAGGTGTTACATGATACAGTTGGTCTTTACTAGCAAATCTAGTGTTGCCTGCATTATATACCATTATTCCTCCTCATACCATTTACTGTTGTTGTTATGTGCTTTGTTTATCTGGTGCAGTACAGCCTCTTCTAGCATTGCACACCAGCTTTTTACTTTCTTATCTAACGTAGCATAGTTCTCAGAATTAGCTGCGTTCTTTAGGTCGTTAAGCGTCCACTTAATTACCTGTATTAACTGTTCTCTGTCTAGTGTATCTAGTTTGTCCATTATTCTTCCTCTCCTAACTGTTCTAAATGCCAGTTATAATCCATTACAAACTTGTCCATAAGAAATCTTAACTTTTTTATGTCAGGTGGTACGTTAAATGTATCACTTCCACATGCTTTACTAAATTGTGCAGCCCATACTTTAAGATACTTATGGTGTGTAAATATATTTATATTTGCTATATTGTCTTTATTCATAAGGTTTCCTTTCTTTGTCCATTAATTCTGTACAATCATCACATATATCTTGCATATATATTGTTGTTATAAATGCAGATTTACAAAATGGACATACGTGATTATACATATTTTCTAATTGATTTCTAAATGCTTTCTGTTCTTTATAAGTCATCTACATGACCCCAGTTTTTTTCACATGACCAGCAAAATGCTACATCAGTTACTCCGCATACTGCTAATGTTATACCACAACATTTCATTGTTATACCCTTCCCAACAGTGCTTACTACTATTCCAATGATGCCATCCATCATTGTATACTAACCATGAAGCGACTGCTGTAGATACTTCAGGATTAGTTCGTGAACTTGTTATGTTTAATTTTGGCGTTAACCAAGCCCATGTGTCATCATTAAATTGCCAGAGACCAACGTCCTTTGTGCCGTCCCTGTTGGTTCCTACTGCTGTTATTATACCACTACTTTCGCAGTATATAATATTCATAGCACGAAGAACGTCACTCTCTTTAAAGTACCTGGATACCGTGTCTGCATGTTCTAACACATACTCTACTTTAGAAGCCACTTCTCTGCATTCACGATATACAGGTATCTCATTGGGTGTAAGTAAAAGCGGAAACAAACACCCAACTACTAGTTCTATCATTAGCTAATGGCAGCTTTAGTAGGTAACTCAGTACAATAGTAATGTACTAAGCCACGTTTCTTTGCGGGTAAAGTTGTTATCTTATAACCTTCCTGCCTAAGGTTATGTATAATACCACCAAATCTATGGCAGTATAACTCAGCTACAAACTCCCAGTTACTTATAGGACTTTCTCCCATGTATCTGGTTAATACATACGCTACTAACTGCGTCTTGCTTTTAATGTAAGCTGGTATTTCTTCACCTCTAAAATGTGTAGGTATCATATACCCCACTCCTCTGGTATATCACTGTTATCTAACCACCATGACTTACGCCATTTACCTGTATGTCCACCACATACAACAGGGTCGTTAGTACTGCAAGTAAAGTCTGGACTCTTGTCTGACTTCTTACTGTTACGATTATCATATACCATCTGTTGACAGTATGGACATTTCAAATCGTCACGATATTTGTTTTGTTGTTCCATTTGGTTTATTACCTCTCCGACAAGACCTCCAGGTTGTTGTAGACCTTCCGTCTTGTCTGTTGCTTTTAACCCAGCAGCCTCTAGTCTTTCCTCTAATGTTAACTCATCAAAGTCTGCTTGAGAATATTGTACAGGAAGTTCTACAAGTCTTTCAATCATGTTAAAATACTTGTCTAACTGGTCATCTGACCATTCAGTTTTAGATTTTGGAAACTTCATAGTCTTAGCGTACTCATTAGCTGTACCCATAATCTTATGTAATGTTTCTTTATTCTGTACACTTTCAGTCATTGTGTGTATAGTCCTGGCTATAAACTCTAAGTCTGGCATTAGAAAGGTGCCTCATCTTTAGGATAAGGTTTAACTTCTGTATCTATTTCTGTACCTTCTGCTACGATACTATCCATTATGTCATTCATACGTTTAATATCTTCTGCAGTAGGCTTATGTTCTTTCTTACGCATGTCTACTTTAGTTACTTCTACCCTATCTTCTGGTTCAATAGCTGCAGTAGCTTCTTCTTCTGATTGTTTACTGCCTGACCATAGCTCTACGCCAAGGCCAAACCTCATACATGCACGTTTAAATGCGTCAGACTCTGCGTCTTTAAGATTTGTCCCATCATTAAACTTAGCATTGCCTAGCTTAAATGTATCGATATCACCGAACCCATCATAGCTACCCATACCTTCAATAGTTATAGTACCTTTAGCACCTACTATTCTTTTTTCGCCATTGTATGTACCATAT